ATATGTATATAATTAATATGTATATAATTAATATGTATATAATTAATATGTATATAATTAATATGTATATAATTAATATGTATATAATTAATATGTATATAATTAATATGTATATAATTAAATAAAGAATATAATTATATACTGATATAACAGTAATTACAGGGAAACATGCCCGCAAGGGCATCTTGGCGTAGCCAAGCAAAAGGACTTTTAGCGCTTCTTGATTCCGATTTCATACTCGGTAAATATCCTGAAGATGTATCCACGCTTCAGACAGTAATCCTCTGCAGCCTTCCACTTGGCCTCATTGACGGCATAGGTGGTCACCTCCTCCATCAGAGTCTTCTTGGACTTACCCTTGGTTGGCTTGGGTCTCATTGTCTGTGCCCATGGTTTGATCTCAATGATGTATGTGGTTTTGTTTCCATTCACATCCGACATCACACATTGAATATCTACGAAGTAGCGATGGACAAGTCCATCGACAGGGGACACATAAGGAATGAAGAATTCCTCAGATGCCCACTGAATACAATTCGGGTGATTGTCCAAGTAGTTGAAAACAATTCTCTCCCACCCACTGCGATAAACAATGTTTGTTGGGTCACCTTTATACTTGGATGGATTCTTGGGCTTGAACAACCCTTGTCTGTAATTCCTTGCCATTCTTTAAACTCTTAAGATAAGTAAATCAATTATTACTTTACTTAAAGTCTGATTCAACAAATGTCAACCAAAGAAATTTTCTATTCAGCAGATGGTAACATCATAGAGGCACCAGAATCCTTTGATTCATTTGCGCATGTCTATGACACAGACAACAAGGGAAACAAGTTTACTTGTAGGTATCCCCTGCATGATGAGGCACGCCACTATGTCAAGTTCTGGATTCATGTGGACGAAAACTCCACCATTCTGAATGAGCCAGGAGGGGAGAACTTGGGTTATGTGGACAACAGCGACCAGAACCGTCTTAATCGTGGTCTGACGTCGATTGATGCCATCCAGACAGCAGGTGCCCTTGCCGGGGGTCTTGCAGGGGCTTCTGCGGCCATTGCAAGGGCAAAGACAGCAGCATTCAGAGGTAAGACGACAGCCAATAAGGCATCTGTTTCAGGTTCATTGGCCTTGGATGCTTATGCAGGAACTGTTGTTGGTGCTGGTATCGGTGTTCTATTGGCCGGATTGGCCGATGAAAAATTCAAGCTGACCAAGAAAATGAAGAAGCTCAAGAACACGATTGACTTGTATGCCCCTCCCGGCATCAACGCATCATATAACATGAAATGGAACATGACAGATGACATGCTGATTTCATTTGCACAGCAGGATGCATTCGATTCCATGAAAAAGGCCATTACAAAACCCGGAGAAGCATCTAAGGAACTTCTTCAGGCGGCGGCAGTCAGTAATTCAACCTTTTCCAATTTGACCAGAACCGCCAAGAATGCCCGTAAAGATGTCCTGTTCAATTCGGTAGATAACCGTAACTTTCAGTATGAATTTCAATTGGCTGCCAGAAGCCAAGAAGAAGCCAAGATGATTAACCAGATCATCTATCTTTTCAAGTTGTATTCACATCCTGAAGTCATGAAAGGATTTGGTCAGTTCCTTTCCATCTATCCAGCAGAATTCAAGATTGAGTATTACTTCATTAATGATCAGGGGGATCATGTGATTAACCCATATATGAATCAGATCAGTTCATGCGTATGCACCGGGATGAATGTATCTTATGCATCGAATGGGTCATATCAGTCTCTGATGAATGGTGAGCCAACTATTGTAAACCTGAGCCTTCGATTCATGGAAATCGAGACGCTGCATCAGGATCGAATCAGGAAAGGATACTGATTATGTTTTTTGACAAGTTTCCAATGAGTCTATTTCGTGTCAGTGGTCAGGAGAATTATCTGGTCACTGATTTCCTACGGGGGATCAGGCTTGACCCAAAGCTGAAAGATGAGTCCCTGCACTATACTGTCTATACAGCCATGGATGGGGAGACCCCTGAGATCATCTCTCATAAGTTCTACAAGACCCCTCAGTATCATTGGATACTGATGCTTCTTAATGAGAAGTTTGATCCGTTCAATGACTTCCCCCAGTTGGACTCGATTGTTCGGGAACAGACCATTCGTCAGTATGGCTCATTGCTGGGGACCCATCACTATATCAACTCGGATGGTGAGACCGTTGACCAGTTCACGGAGCCTAGGTTTGTTGTCACCAACTATGAGCACATGGCTCAGTTGAACGAAAAAAAGCGTCAGGTCAAGATTCTGCGTCCTGAATTGCTGGCCGAATTTGTCCAGATATACGATGGAGCAATTGCTCGTGGCTGATATCATCAATGATGTTGAGTTCAATGGCGATTTTGACTTGCGTCATATCAAGCTATTCTCTTTCAGACATGATAAGGAAATAGACATCACCAATCTGTTTGCCAGCATGGAACTTTATGAGTCCATTTATTCACCGTTCATGACCCTGAAGCTGACGATTATTGATGGTTTTGGTCTGATGTCCAAGACTCGGATTGTTGGTGATGAGTTTATCGAAATTGAATGCTATGGGGATGATGGTAAGGTTGGTCTGAACAAAAAGCAGTTCTATATCTACAAGATATCTGATCGGGCGGCAATTGCAGATCGCTCGGTTGCATATACCATGCATTGCATGTCTCTGGAGGCTCTGGCTGATATAAACACCAAGATTTCCAGCGCATACTCAGGGCAACCATCTGACATTGCCAAGGCGATCTTGGATGAGTATGTCAAGACTGATCTGCAACTGGTGATTGAACCAACCAAGAATCGGATTGAGTATATCTCCAACTACTGGAGCCCAATCAGGAACTTGAAATTCTTGGCAGACCGTGCTGTATCCAAGGAAAGCAATGCTCCGGGATACGTGTTCTATGAAAACAAGAAGTCTTTTGTCTTTGCTTCATTGAATCTTCTGAAAGAGCAATCGGCATCATCTGCCTACTTCTACTCAACCAATACCAAAGATCCAAATAAGTCTGAGCAGAGGATGGGTATTATTGAGAAGTTGTATGTGGATGAGAACCATAACTACATCAAGAATCTATCCACGGGAGCATTCGGAACAAAGAGTCTGGTCATCAATCCAATGTCCAAGTCATATCGGTATTCCTACTACGATATGGTCAATGCATTTGATAAACATGCTCGTCTGAACCCAGAACCATTTTCTTCCATAGATGCGCCTCGTCGGGTCAACTCATTCATTCAGTCCAGAATCGTTCCGACTTCTGCATATCGCAATATGCCAACCGAGAATACTCTGGATTGGTATCCATCCAGACAGACAGAAATGTCTGCAATGGAAGTTCAATCTATCCAGATTGATGTTACCGGAAGATTCAACATTGTCTGTGGGTCAATCAGTGACATCTATGTATACAGCGAGGAAGTGACCGAAAAGGACAATATGTATTCTGTATTGGATACAGTTTTCTCGGGTAGATATATGGTCATGTCAATCTGCCATCATATTGACCGAGAAAGACATTCTATGTCTATGCAATTGAACAAGGACTCTTTGATGCAATTCAGTGCCAAAGATCATCAAAACGACCAGTAAAAAAGAGAATCCGTAATTATGCGCCTGTATCATGGTATTGTAGAAGATGTTAATGACCCAATGGGGGCTGATCGAGTCCGAGTCAGGGTGTATGAATTGCATACGGACATCAAGAGTTCTATCCCAACCGAGGCTCTGCCGTGGGCGCATGTCATGGGGGATACAAAAGACGCCAGCATGACTGGGGTTGGTCACTCCGGCTCCGGTTTGGTATGCGGGTCATGGGTCATTCTCTATTTCATGGATTCGGACGAACAGTATCCCGTTGTCTTGGGGACGCTCAAGGGGATTCCCGCTGACCCATCAAAGACGACCCCCGGAGACATCAAGGAATCTGTGTTTGCTGATGCGGTTACTCCCAGCGTTGTTCAAGATTCAACTGGAAATTCAGTTGTCAGTTCCGATGGGAAACCAGTAACCACAGGAGGAACCCAGACAACAACGGAGCCGGTGTTGGCGGGCGCTCGCAGAGCCAGTGACTTCAAGTCAATCGGTGAACGAGGAATCATGCTAATCAAGGGGTCTGAAGGTTTCCGTCCGGTGGCATATCAGGATCAGGGAGGAATCTGGACTATTGGGTATGGAACTACATACTATCCAAATGGAAATCCGGTTCAGCAGGTGGATACCATAACCAGACAGTATGCGGCTGAAATCTTTGCCTTGGATGTTAATACCAAGTTTTTACCAATTGTTCATAAAATCGTCACGGTTCCTGTCACTCAGGAAATGGTTGATGCTTTGGTGTCCTTGGTTTATAACTTGGGGTCTCTGAAGAAAAGCTCTAACCTGATTACTGATCTGAACTCAGGAAAATATGAACTGGCAGCATCTCGTTTCTTGGACTATAACAAGGCCAAGATCAGGGGAGTATTGACGGTTGTTCCGGGACTGACTACTCGCAGGGAGCGAGAGAAGAATCTATTTCTTTCTGGAGGCATCCCTACTGAGTTGGGTGGGATTGAAGAATTCCCTCTGGAGCCAGAACCACCCCGAGACATCCCTCTGCCTCCATTGCCAGAATTTGATACCGAAACGGAAACCAATCGAAAACTGGCATCACGTGGATTTTCCGACCCCAAGGCAAAATATCCTTTGTATAGGAATGAACCAGATACGCATCGACTGGCTCGTCATGCAAAGATTTCAGAGACCGTGGTATTTCGCAAAGAAATATCCAGAGACATGGATGTGCCGATTGCTGGGACAACAAAAACATGGAGTCAGTCACCAATTCCATACAATGCCAGATACCCCAACAACAAGGTTCAGGCCAGCGAATCCGGTCATCTGTTTGAATTTGATGACACGGATAACTCCAGACGAATCCATCTGTATCATGCAGCAGGCACTTTCATGGAGATTGATGACAATGGCACCGAAGTAAAGCGAATTGTCGGGGATGGTTATGAAATAATCGACAGGAACGGCTTTATTCACGTCAAGGGTGCATTGCATGTGGCGGTTGATGGTGTGCATACTCTGAAGGTTTCCGGAGCCTGTAACGTCGATATAAGCGGCTCTACTGTTATCAATGTATTCAATGATGCCAAGTTGAACATCTCCGGCAACATGGAGACATCAGTTGCTGGCGACTATCGAATTCTGGTTGGCGGAGAGTATTCGGTTGACGCCTCTAGAATTGACCTGAACTCTGGTAAGAGTAGTGGATTGACAAAACCAAAACCAAAAGTCACCACAGAAGAAATTGAATTCTCGGAACTTACTGTTTTGACCCGTGGCAATGAATCGGCCATGCAGTATGAAACTCCCGACGAATCCGGCGACCTGACTGCCTACACCAATACCCGGATTGAAACTGGAGAGGCAACCAAGGAAGATTATTCCAAACCAACAGAAGAAAAAGACAAAGAAAGCGTAACAGGAACCATGACAAACACATACCCGACCCCGGATGGAATTCCAGCAGGATGCTCAGAAATTGATGCAATGACCAGCTATCCCCCACATTATCAGTTGTCACGTCATTTTACGATTGGGTCATTCACTCAGAATGGAACCAGACCTATCGTGGCTCAGATGGGACTGAAGCCCAATCAGATTGCATGTGCCCTGAAGACCTTGGCTGGTTGTCTGGATTTGGTCAAGGACATGTTCCCGCATATGATCATCACATCCGGATTCCGTCGCCCCGGCGATGTGGCAAATTCATCCAAGACTTCCAAGCATTACAATGGCGAGGCCGCTGACGTTCAACTTCCCGGCTACTCTCGCAAGGAATACAAGGAAGCAGTCAAGAAAATCACTCAGATGTTCCCGTTTGATCAGGTCATCTTGGAGTATCAGGGCAACACCACATGGATTCACATTGGGGTCAGCAAATCCAGTCAACGGGGGCAGATTTTCACAATGAACAACCACAAGCGTATTGGTGAGATGGGAGAATTGGTGGTCTTGGCTTAAAAGTGTGCTATAATTGGGGACATTCTATCCAAAAAGGAATCCCCAATGAGCAACATCTACCAGATCATCACCCAACTCCAGTCTACATCATCCCGATTGGAGAAGGAGCGAATCCTGCAAGAACAGGTCAACAACATCGACCTGAAAAACTTTTTCTATAATGCACTGGAGCCTCGCCTGAACTTTTTTGTCAAGGCGATCCCCGGTTATGTTCGTGGTGATTCTACGATCAGCCTTCCCGATGCAATGCGTGCCTTGGGTGCATTGTCCTCACGACAGGTCACCGGTAATGCTGCCATCAGCTACTTGTCCAATATTTTGGGGTCTTTGGTCACCGAAGATGCTCTGATGCTGGAGCGCATCATCAATAAAGACCCCAAGTGCAACGTATCCACCACCATCACCAACAAGGTATGGCCGGGATTGGTTACTGATGTGCCCTATATGCGGTGCTCATTACCCAAGGATTCCAATATTGATCAGTTCAATTGGGAATATGGGGTCATTTCTCAGCAGAAGTATGATGGCATGTTCATTTCCGTTGATGTCATCGGAAACGGTCAGTTTTCCATCATGTCCCGAAATGGCTCCCCATTTCCGGTTGACCAGTTCAAGGGGATTACGGATCAACTGACTCAGACGGGTATGGAAGGTATGCAGTTGCATGGTGAAGTGGTCGTATTCAAGAAGGGCCAGATGCTGGTTCGCAAGATTTCCAATGGAATCATGAATCGAGTCCTGCACGGAGACTCTTTCCCCGCTGACCATACCCCAGTATTCCATGTCTGGGATTCTATTCCCATTAAGGAGGCAGTTGCCAAGAACAAATATCGAGTCCCATACAAGATTCGTCTGGGCATCTTGGAGAAGGTATTGGGTCATTTTGACCCTGATGCTCCTGTTCGAGTTACCGAAAGTCGGATTGTCCATTCCTATGATGAAGCAATGGTTCATTTCAAGGAACTCCGGGCACGGAAGCTGGAGGGAACCATCATCAAGGATCGGGATGGCATCTGGGAGGACACCACTTCCAAGAATTGCGTCAAGCTGAAGGCTGAAGTTGAAATTGATCTGAAAATCGTTGGATTCAACCCCGGTTCCAAGACTTCCAAGCATGCTCATCTGTTTGGTTCTATCCAGTTGGAGACATCTGACGGTCTGTTGTCGGTTGCTGCAACTGGTATGAGTGATGATATGCGGGCTGATGTTCATGGACGTAAAGATTCTCTGATTGGAACCATTGTCACCATCCGAACCAATGAGTTGTTTGAACCCAGCAAGAACAATGACAAGTATTCAGTTTTTTTGCCTCGCATCATTGACTTCCGGCAGGACAAGACTGTTGCAGATTCGCTACAACAGGTCAAGGATCAGTTTGATGCTGCCATTCAGGCATGATACAATCTGAACTTCCAAATTCAACTCAAAAGGACTCTACATTATGAGCATTGACCACAAACAGACTGCCATCAACACATTGCGCGAAACAATGAAGGGGTCGGCAGTGACTCGCCTCTTGGCCGAACAGAACGTCAAGGTTGCCTACGAAACAACCATCAGCGAATGCTCATGGAGCCGTGATACCGGCATGATTCGGTATCCGTTCCTGATGTGCATGTCCAATGAGTCGATTCATATGCTGCTGATCTTCCGTGAAGTCGGTATGTTCCTGAACAACCTTCCTTCGGTTGATTCGGATGGGTTTCGTCGGATTGTCCAACAGGCAATGGGCGAGGCAACCATCACCAGCAAATATCCCGGCATGATCAAGACATTCCGGGAGGGTTATGGTGCCCTGTTGAGTCAGGGGGTATATGGTCAACACACTAAGTTGCCATTTGCTTCCCCTGCAGTCAAGATCAATCTGTATCTGAAACTGGGGGCGATTGCTGGTCAATTCCTGAATCTGAGCAAGGCTGAACTGGCCGTTGTCAATCAGATCAATGCGGCTAAGACCTTTGAAGACATGACTGCCTGCGTTGACCAGATTGGTCAACTGCTGGGTGGATATACCCGCGTTGTTGTTCAGGATATGATTGAATCCAATTCAAGTAACTATTCTGGTGGATGGGAACTGGGTGCCCGGGATGATCTCGATCTTGATGGCGACCAGATGGAGTCATTTGTTGATGATTGCTACGGAATCAACCATGATTTGGAATCCAAGTGGCTTCAGGCGGATGCAGTTGACAAATACGAACTGCATATGTTTGCCTCACCAAAGCCTGATGTTGTGTCTATCGTTGATCAGGCAACCATTTCTACCAACCCGCTGACCGTTCCTATTCTGACGTGTCAGGAATTCCGCAAGAACTCAATGCGATCCGTGGATTCTATGGCTAAAATTTTTGAAGCTCGGAAAGCCGCCGCCAGAACCAAGAATGCCAAGATTGCCAAGACTGGGTTGTTGAATGTCAATCGAGTCGCCAACTATCGCTTCAGTGATGACATCTTTGCATCCAAGATGATCCTGAACGACTCCAAGAATCATGGCTTTGTGGTTCTCTTGGATTGTTCCGGCTCCATTCAATCCATGTATAAGAAAATGGCCGAACAGGTTGTCGTATTGGTTGAATTTTTCCGCAAGATTGGGGTTCCTTATCGTGTATTTGGTTTTGGTGCGACATGGAAAAGCATGCCGGAACAGAATTCATACTATGATGTAAAGAATACCAACTCACTGGGTAGCAAATCCAATGACCAACTGCTGTTGATGTGCAGTTCTGAGCAGAGTAAATCTGAGCATGCATTGGCCTGTTCCAGAATGATTACCAACAAGGGATTTTCTTTTGGACACACCCCAACAATGAATGCCATGAGTCAGATGGAATTTGTTGCCAAGGAATTCTTTGAACAGAATCGAATTGATGTTCGTCGCATGATTATTGTCACCGATGGTAACCCAACGGATGTGGATTCTGAAGTCGGTCGCTATAATAGCTACCGCACGACCAAGAAGATTGTTGTTGATCCAATCACCAAGAAGACCCATGTTGTGGTTGGTGCCGACTATACGATGGTTGACATCAATGCAGCTATCCTGAAGAATCGATACAACATCTCCACCACCACAATTGCCTTGGTTGCTCGATTCAAGGCATCCGATGTGAATATGTTTGTGGCTGGTGGTAAGGAAGATTCCGACTCAGCCAGTATGCGAAAAGATGGATACATCCACTATATTTCACCTGAGAAGAATGATGTATTCATTGTTCGCTCTGCTGAGGTTGACAATGACATGGAAAATCTGACCGTGACTGCTGATATGACTGTTGGTAAGGCAACGACCCAGTTCCGCAACATGATGAAGCGAACTGGGTCTTCCAAGAAATTCTTGAACATTTTGGCAAATTCGATGACAGTTTAAACAAATCTGTGATACAATAACAGAATCGACAGCAACAACACAAACTGTTGATTCCAAGCAAATTAACCCCAACCCCTAAAAGGACTTTATCATGACCGAAATTTCTTCTTCTTCTCTGGCCTATCAAGAATCTGTCTCCAAGATGCGCGAGGCATTTGCTCCCAAGACCATGGTTACTCGTCAGGAGGCTCTGGCATACGAGGCTGGTGGTGGTCATATCCCAACCAAGTTCTGGTCTGCTGCTCGAATTGGTCGTGGTGTGTTCAGCCTGTCCGAAGTTACTCAACAAGAAACCATTGCTGAAGTTGTGACCAAGCAGTTTGCTGATGAGGCTCTGCCCACTCAGGACATCATTGACACATCCATGGTATCCAAGTTCAATACCGAATCTTTCATTCCCGAGGTTGATCCTGCCTATGTTGAATGGGGAACATTCAAGACAATCGAGCGCTTGGTCAAGGCTGGTAAATTCTTCAGTCTTTTTGTGGTGGGTGACCATGGCACCGGCAAGGATGTTGCCATCAAGCAAGCATGTGCCAAGGCTGGTCGCCCCTATGTTCGGGTTCAGATTACCCGCGACACCACTGAAGACCAACTGATTGGTTCCAAGACCCTGATTGATGGCACAATTCGATATGAAGAAGGTCCAATTGTCTGGGCAGCATTGTCCGGTGGTATCGTGAACCTGAACGAACTGGACTTGGCAAGCCCCAGCGAGATCATGTGTCTCCAGAACGTCATGGAAGGTAAACCTTTCGTTGTCAAGTCGCTGAACAAGGTCATCACTCCAGCGGAAGGCTTTGCCATCATTGCCACAGCCAACACCAAGGGTCGTGGTTCCGACACTGGCAACTATATTGGCACCAACATCTTGAATCAGGCATTCATGAGTCGTTTTATGGGCACTCTGATCCAGAACTATCCTCCAGCCAAGGTTGAGCGTGAAATTTTCCAGCATCATATGACCAAGTATGGTATGACCGATACCGATTTCATGAATCGCTTGGTTAACTGGACTTCGGTGATTCGCAAGACCTATACCGAAGAAGGTATTGATGATCATGTGGATACCCGTCGCGCATGTAACATCCTGTATATGCACTCGATGCTGGGTGATGCTGAACTGGCAATTGACATGGGCATCAGCCAGTTTGATGACACCACACAGGCTGCAATGAAGATTCTCTGGGAGAAAATGACTCCCGATGCGGATGTTGAGGAACCTGCAAATGAACAACCAAATTCCATCTGACCCACCTCCCCAAGATGAATCGGAAATCCCCGATGTATCTGAATATCCTGCCCTTTATGGCGGGATAGGCGATAGGGAAGAAACCGAGGATTGACCCTAAATAAACCATGCGAGACCAAAATCGCATGGTTTTCTTATTTCTGCTACCCCAACACCCATATCCGAATATGTCATCTCTTGCCAAATTCCTTGCAGCCGCTGATGCTGCCATTTCCAAGCATACGACCCTGACTGAGACCACAGTGCCCGACCATCTGATGCATCGAGTGGATGATTTGGAAGCCGTTCACTTGGATTCTGTGTCAGATGCAACCCGAGAGAAAATGTCCAAGGCAATGACGCATGGGATGCATACGCATTTCCCACTGGCTGGCATTGGCTCGGATTCTGACCCAGATGTGATCGAGCACTTGGTCAATCATGGGTACGAGATCAAAGATTATCAGAAGGGGATTGTCTCCAAAAAGAAAATCGTCGGGGATGGTGTCAAGTTTCCCAAGACTGAGAAATCCGTTGACTACAGCATTGGCTCTGTTCTGGATAAGACAAACGCCAGTGATACCGTCAAGAAGTCTTATATGAACGATCCTGCTCGGTCAGCATCCAAGAGCAAGGATTCCCTGCATGTGGTGATTTCGCACTCCCCACTGGCAATTGCCGGAATGTCAACCGGAACTGGATGGTCTTCATGCATGAACATGGCCCCTGCCAAGCGAGGAACGATTAATATTTCCCACTACCTAAACGCAGATGTTGAACATGGAACTCATGCTGCATACTTGGTGCGGGGCGATGATAAAATGGGGCTGGAGCATGGACATCCAGAGCGCCCAATTGCCCGTATTAATCTGAAGCCATTTCATGAAGATGGTGATCATTATAATGGTGATACCATTTTTCGCGCAGAACATAAACAGTATGGTTCTGGCGGTACAGCATTTGATCATGCAGTTCGCAAATGGAGTGAAACCAACTACCCAGCGCAGAAAGATGTGACTTACCATAAGAATGAAGCGATGTATGATGACGACGAAGAAACAGAATATGAAGAAATGTCTGGTAGTTCGATTGAGGATGATCTGCTGAAACATGGACATAATATCATGCCAAAGACAGCATTGCCTCATGAAGTTGACCATATGATTAAGTTTGTTGGTCAGCAGTATCATGCGGACAAGGAGAAACAGACTGCAATATTGGGCGGGTCTGAGGTTGATGGAGAGCAAGCAGCTAAAGCAAATCTTAGCCACCGCTTGATGAAAATTGGTGGCATCAATAACTTGACAACTCATCATGTGTCTATTCTGCATCGCCTGAACAAAGAACATGGGTTTGCCGAAAAGGGAAATGACAATAACTGGAGTCTAGCTGTCAACCATGGGGGTAAGTTCTCTACCAACATGATTAACGAGCATGCTGAACGATACCCAGACAATATCCCCAGAAATATTCTGGCGAGTCGGAAGCTGCCTCAACATATTGCCGATGGTGTTGGTTTGAGTTCCATAGTGAATCTGCACCCAAGCAAGATTACCCCTGCTCATATTGACAAGGTTGTTGATAACTATGTTGCCGGTGGTTCTGGTAGCGCATATAATGTTCGAGACCTGAAAGCGCATCTGAATTCTGATCATATCAGTAAATTGGTTGGTCGTTATGGTGGAACAAATGGTAACAGCGACGTTGCTCTGGGACTGATTAACCATCCAAAATTCACACGGGATCATTTTGATGACATGCTGAGTCATGTTGCTAAACAACACAGCAAAGCCAAATACACACCGTTACTGACAATAATGTCATCCAGACATGCCACGGCTGACGATGCCATACGAATGTCCAAACTTGATACTGGCGCAATAGATCGTTTCATGGACCGCGAACATCCAATGACCAGTGATGATGCAACCAAGATTAAGAATCACCTGATTGATGGTGAGTCCCATGGGACGATTGCAAAGGCGGTCAGTGACAAATTTACCAAGGAAGATTATTCAAAAGCTGCACTGAATCCAAAATTCTTTTCTGACTTTGATGACCCAGATCATTCCAACAAAATGATCAGTGCTCATTTTGATCATGCCGACAAAATTGATGATAAAATAACATCACATCTTGAGCATAAAAACGACGAAGACCCGGATTATGATGAGGAAGATGATGCCGAAGTATCCAAGATGAAGGATGACATGCATCATCACTTGGGTAAGATGGCTACGCGCATGGATAGTCATATTGACCGTCATGTGGAGGATGACAATGAGCGCGGTTATCTGAAGTCCGAGAATCAAAAGTATGAAATCCTTAATCACTTTGACAAGATTGATAGTCTGGATAACTACAAGACCGAAAACAACTCAGATCGTTGGGATCAGAAGGATCATTGGGATGACCACTTTGCCGATGTGCATAATCGCATCCATGAGATGAATGACTACTACGACAATGACTACCATGGATAACCCCTTTTAACATAGGAAATATACAAGATGCCGATTTATGATTACAAGTGCAACACATGCGATGCCATCTATGAAAAGAATGTCCGCATGTCCGATTCTGGGGTGACTCAAGAGTGTCCTGAGTGTGGGGGTATGGACACTACCAAGTTTATTGGTGGCGCTCCGGGGATCACAGATTCATTCAGCTTGGGGCGGATTAAGCCTCCCGATGGGTTCCGTGATGTGTTGAGACGGATCGCGGACACGACTCCAGGAAGCACACTCAGAGATAATTGTCGTTACATTTAACTGATAGAGCAAAAATGACCGATCCAATCATAAACGCCTACATATGGGGTATGTGTAGGCGGGATAGGGATGTTACCCCAATGTTCCTTCTTGCCGGTCTGGACAAGAGTCTCGGGTTGACTGAGGTTTACCATTCCGAGTATCGGAACATCCTTGATTCAGCAAATACCCAAGAAGAACAGGACAGAATCCATGCTGCATTGGAGATTCCGAAGATCAATCATCATGTCAACCACTACCTTACTTCAGGGTCAGTGGAGATCAACAATGCTCTATGGGAACATCATCGGAATCAAACCAAAGTTCCTGAGCATATTCTGCACCATGTAAATGGAATTGAATCAATTTTACATAAGCACATCATCAACATTCCGGGTGTCAAATTGTATACAGGAATTCCGCACTCTCCTGTTAACATGGTCGGTGTTAATTGGACAACCAACAGAGAAAAAAAGCTAATTCGGCTACCTGCATTTACATCGGCAACAACCGATTTTGACACTGCAGTTAGATTCACGAATGAAGATGGCAAGACTATCCATCATGAATCGGAACATCATGGGGTTGTCAAACCAAACGCCAGACATATCTTGGAGTTAAATTTTGGAGGCGGTATAGTATCCGCAGCCTCTGTGAAAAAGCATGCTCCATCAGATGAACATGAGGTTTTACTTGGGCGCGGACATGAATTCTTCCTACACCCAAGACCAACACAAATTGAGAACAGTGGCTATACTTCTCCAATTTACCTATGGAAAACAACTCCCGGAGCAGTTGCCAGAGGCTCTGACCTGAGTAAGTAATTGAACCAAAATCACCAATAGAATAAAATGTCCGATCCAATCATCAAAGCCTACCTGAATCGAAATGCCCCTGCCGAACTTTCTGACCATGCACTGATTGAGCAGTATGGCGACCTGATTGGTTCTGACGAGGACTTGGATTGTCTGTTGTCTGAAGCAATCCATCGGGAGTCTGCCGAAACCGTATTGGTCATTACTGAGGAACTGACAGATAAGGAAAAATATGATGCGGACAAGATGGAACGTGCTGCATACGGGCGCTCTGCCTATCTGAGCGCGTTTCTTTCTAAACATCCAGCAGCACAACAGGCTTTCTATTCTTCCAGCGAAAAGAATCGCCGGGTCAGGATTCCAGTCACCATCAAGAATTCATATGAACCACATCCTGACGTGGCACATCACCTGAGTTCACATGGATGGAGTGTCGATAAGGACTCTTACTCCAATGGCATGGCTACCAAGAGCATCCAATCGTTTGGTGATCCAGAAAAAGGCATTCCCGCTGGGGTCAAGTTGGTTCAGAAGAAAATTGGCTCTATCCTGAATGATACCGGGGCGCATCCACACATCAAGAAGGCGACCCCATTTGGCGGTGGTGCCGAGACTCTGATTCCAGAAAATACTGTCCATGGTGACATGCCAGATGGAACCAAGAAGGTCATGGCCGATGCTGTTGGTAAACTTTTTCCAATTGATCGCAACAAGGTCTATCGCAAGAATCCTCATGTATATGACGATTCCAACAAACCAATTCATGTGTCTGATGGTGCATCTATTGACAAGGATGCCATCAATACCATGTGGGATTCTGTTGGGAGCGCCAAGGCAGATGCTCCTTTCCGGGAGCGAATTGAGACCCTGATTCAACCGGGGGTTGCCTATAAATCAACTCACCTGAAGAAATTGTCTACCATCCACAAAGCAGGGTATGATGCCTTGGACCGTGGAGATATGAAAGGCGCATTCAACGCATTGTTGGAACATGACCGGACAGCAAAATCCAAGTATGGGCATATTGTTAAGGAAGATTCTGCAGTTAATGTCCTGAAGAACAAAATAAAAGATTCCTTTGATCCCAAAAATCAGGATCATATTGCTGCGTTCAAGAATGTTTCATGGACAAACTCATCCAACAATATGCTGCATGGCGCGGTGTCTGAGCTTCGTCATCGAATCACTCATGCTGTGGTTTCTACCCCAGATGATGTGATCAATCATATTCACCTGATCAATCATATCGGAACTTCCAGAACCAAGTGGGACTTGTTCAGCATTGCTGATAAGCATAAACTGGGAAGCAATCCAATCAAGAGTATTGCTCATGAACTGGGAAATCGTGGTATGCTTACCAAGGACAATTTCCAGACCGTATATCATGGGCTGCATGGCAAAACTGGTCTGAAGAACACCAGTGGAAACTACTATGACCATGTGGTCGGACTGGTAAATGATGGAGTTCATGGTGCAGACAATCTGTTGAATAACACTGCCAAGGATTTGTTTGTCAATGGCAGAGATGAATATCATGCAGTCCGTTCCCTTTCCATGAGTCGCCCCGAAACCAGACGAGTGATTGCAGATCAGGCTGGTGTTGATTATGCAGCCTTGGTAAAGAAGCACAAACCAGCGCTGGATCGAGAAAAGAAAATGTTGAATGATCTGATTGCTGCCAAGAAAGCCAAAGATGTCCCTGCAGAGTGATTCCTTTTCTGAATGGTTTGGTAAGTCAACTACCAAGCATCCTGATGGGACTCCAATCTCGTTCTATCATGGGACGAGTTCGGATGTTTCTGAGTTCAGCCATTCCAAGATTGGTGGCGGGAATCAATGGGGCAGAGGGTTCTACTTTACACCATCGTCCAAGATAGCATCCGATTATGCAATGGGGACAACAACCGGAGCACATTCCAGAATTGCTCCCGCTGGAGACGCAGCACCCAATGTGGTTCCTGTCCACCTGAAGATGGAAAAACCATTCTTGATGGATGCTCCTTTGGATGTGGGGTTGGTTCGTCGGACTGAAAGGAAACTTGGATATTCCCTGAAGAATCATGTCTGGCATGGTATGAGGAACCGTGACTTGCATCAGCAACTACACCATGATCATCTTTCTGGAGGTATTGATTCTGTCAATGAGATGCTTCGTGGTTTTGGGTATGATGGTATTCGGGAATCCAGTCCCGAGTCTATCCATATGGTGTTTGATCCAACCCGTATCAAATCTGCAATTGGGAATTCCGGCAACTATTCACCCAAGTCACCAAAGTTGATTGAGAGCTTGGATGCATTCCTGTCTGAAGCCAAGACCGGGGACTATGCCTCAGTCAAGGCAGAGATTGCACAGAAGATTCTGGATGCGGTTGAAGAAGCCAAGTTTAGCGTTGATCCGATTGCAAAAGACAAGCTGCACTGCACCCTCTGCTACTCAATTGGAACCGCTGCTGACCATAAGAAGATTCAGGCATACTTGGATTCCCTGACCATGCCAATCAGCGGGAGCGTCACGCACCTGACCAAGTTTGATGCTCTACCAAAAGATGGGGAAAGAGCCAAGGATGAGTGCACCATTGTCATGGAAGTTGACTGTAAAGAATTGGACAAAATCCATTCAACCCTAAAGAAAATGGGAATGAAGCATTCCTATGATGAGTTCCGTCCCCATGTGTCTCTGGTTTACGATGTCCCCATCAAGGAAGCCACTTCAAAGATGAAGGAAATCGAGGACAAGATCAAGAACACCATGGTAAAATTTAACCACCCAACTATTGAAAAATTGAATCCATGATCACATTCAAGGAATACCGCCAGCAACTGCATGAGGCTCTGACCAAGATACCCAATACCCAATACGGCTCCAATTATGGAGGTATGCATCATGATTCGGTTACTGGGGAAAAGCATTACCTGAAGTATCCAGAGACTCCCGAACAGGCTCATGTTGAGGTTGCTACTGCCAAGATATACAATAAGCTGGGGCTGCATACCGTTTCTCCAGAAATCCATAATGATTCTGGGGTTATCTCCAAGTGGAACAATAACCTGAAGTCACTGAGTCGTTCAGATTTTTCTGAACTGGCTAAGAATCCCAAGCATGCAGAAACTTTGGTCCTGATGCATCATGCGGCCATCATGACCGGCAACCGAGATATTGTCGGTCTGGACTATGGAAACATCATGCATGATAAAGTAAACGACCGATTGGTTTCTGTCGATCAGGGGGGTGCCATGAACAAGAGGGCCATGGGAGGAACCAAGCCGTTTGATAAAGACATTGATGACTTGGAGTCGTTCCAGAACCCCAGATACACCGTGCAACATGCCTTTGGTGATGTAGCCAAACACCACCCAGAGGCTTTCAAAAAGGCCAAGCAGAAACTGGCTGCACTGAGTGATTCTGATATTGATTCTGTCTTGGGTCAGCATGACCTGACCAAGCATTCCGATACCATCAAGTGGCGCAGAGATGCCTTGGTCAAGGCCAAGTAAACAGGATCAGTAGAACTTTAGAACCTTTAGCTCTGGATTGCTGGCACCAAAAGAGTGCTTGTGCGTTCGGATGTATTCGGATGCTGCATTCTTGGATTTTTCATTCTCTGACGAAGGTATCTTTTGGTGCGCGGGGATTTTCCCTTCCTTGTCGGCATACCATGCATATTGGGATGGGCTCATCTCCAAGGTTTTCTTCCATGCAGAGGCAATTCGATCATTCTCATCGGATTTGCTACCGACCATCTCTGCAATCATCTTCTCATAGGCTTTGCTGATTTTTTGCATTTATTTTCTTCCTTGGCGTTCAGACTTGAATTACTTATGGTAAACTTGCGCAATTAAAGAAAGGGTTTGAAATGTCTGAACGAAAACTTCTCTCAGTCCAACAAGTTGATGAGATTGCTCCAATTGAAGGCGCAGATGCCATTGAGCATGTCAGAATCGGTGGATGGTGGGTCGTAGATAAGAAAGGTAACCGTAAGGTTGGTGACTTGGTGGGGTACGCCGAGATTGACTCATTTATTCCAACTTGCCTTGTCCCATACCTTAGTAAAGGTAAAGAACCTCGTGAATATCAGGGGATCAAGGGTGAACGTCTGCGGACAGTGAAACTCCGTGGCGCAATCTCTCAGGGTCTGTTGCTTGATCTGAGCCTCTTTGGTGATCGTGAATTTGCCATTGGTGACGACCTGACCGAAATTGCTGGTATCGTGAAATGGGAACCTCCCGCTGAATTCAAGAGCGCCGATGCCAAAGGGTCGTTCCCTGCATTCATTCCTAAGACTGATCAGGAACGGATTCAATCAGTTAATGGGAACTTTGCTGAAAGGATTCAAGGGATGACCTTTGAGGTGACCGAGAAGTGTGAGGGTAGCTCCATGACTCTGTTTGCCAATGATGGTGAGTTTGGAATCTGCAGCCGCAATCTGTTGCTCAAGGATGACTTGACTGGTTCTTCTTTCGTGGATACCGGAGTTAAGTTCAAGGATGCCATTATGTCGCTTGGTCGGAACATTGCATTCCAAGGAGAGTTGATTGGGCCAGCAATCCAGAAGAACATATACAACTTGCGTCAGTTCCAATACCGAGTGTTTGATGTATTTGACATTGACCAGCAGCGCTATTTGTCGCCATCTGAGCGCAGTGAAGCCGTGAAGATGATTGGTGCCGTTGCTCCAGTTATTCATGAGGCATTCAGCTTTGGTGATGCTGACCTCCAAACCATTCAGAAAACTGCGCTGGCAATGGCAGATGGTTTTACCAGAATTGTCCCCGAGATGGGTGACCTGAAGAACCGCCATCTGCGTGAGGGTCTGGTATTCAAAGCCAACTCGGAGACTCGGTTCTCCTTCAAAGCAATTTCTGATGCGTATTTGGCTAAACAAAAGGATTAATCATAGATTCGGGGAAAAGTTTTCGGGCAGCCCCATAGTTATCAAACTGGGGTTGATTTGATACGTTTTCCCGGTCAAAGTGTCAATGTATTTCTTAGACCCTTTATTTCCAGTAATTTTGACATACCGCTTTGGATTGGCTCCTCTGTTTAAACAGTTTTCAATACCCATCAGGAAAACATTTTCTACGGTGTCGTAGAGGTAAACAAACCGGCTAAAGTTACCGTTTAGAATTTCATTGTTGATTTTTGAATCGAATTTTTTGTAGACGGTTTTCCGTATCTTTTCTTGAAATTCTTCGGACATACATGGGTTTTCAACTCCGTAGTTCTTTAAACACGTTTGTTTAGATTTTTCCCTCACCGATATAGATTGAAATGGATATTCTACTCCATATTGATTAAACATCGCTAATCTGGATTTTTCTCTAACTTCTTCTAATTGTAATGCGGAATTGACACCATGGTTTCTCATACAAGTTTGCTGTTTTCGTTCTTTGATTTCATCGGATTGACTTGCGTTTTCAACTCTATACTTGCTAAACATTGTACGCCGCCCTTTTTCTTTAATTTCTTCTGATTGAAGCGAATACTCAAAGCCATAACGATCAATACAACTTTTTTTAGATTTTTCTTTAATTTCTTCTGATTGCATTGGGTATTCGACGCTATGGTTCTTTAAGCAAGTCTGTCTATATTTTTCTTTAATTTCTTCAGATTGCATTGCATGCTCAACATCATGGTTCTTTAGCATAGTCTGACGTTTTTGTTCTTTACACAATTCAGAATGCAATGCATGTTCTACACCATGTTTACTAAACATAGCAGCTTTGAATTCTTCTGTCCCAAACGTCATACCAGTGTTGTTATGATGGTTCAACCACTGCTCTGATGCAGCGCAATCGTTTTCAGTTAAGAATTTGGTTTCATAGTCATATACATCACCGACTTCATCTATTGTCTTAATTTCAACCACAACAAACGCATCAATTCCATCGTCTTCGATTATTTGTTTCACAGTAGAAGAACTGGTGCAATAACCATCTTCGGTCATGAACTCTGCTGGATTACATCCTTTAGCATAGCGACAACCGGCATATCTTTTGCTGGAAGCAACGTGTTCAATGACGTAAAAATATGGGACGTGTGGATAAATAGAATTGCTGGACATAGTTGTCTCCTTGATAACGGTTGAATAAGTCTAGGGGTAGCAGAGATTAACGGTCTCGTGGCTACCATCTATTTAATCATGAAGAATTTTGAACTACGGATGGTTTCTGTGATACAATAGAACCATCGAAACAAGAAAAGAAACTTTACAAAATGGAAAAACTTTCAAAATCAGGAACTCGGACTATTTTTCTTGACCTTGATGGAGTCGTGTATAACTTCGACTCCATGTGGCAGAAGATGTTTATGGTGGACAAACGCATCCCTACGGATCGTAAAACTCGCAATGAACGGTGGCAGAAGTTCGTGGATGAAAAATGCTTTGAGAAACTGGAGATGCTTCCCGATGCCATGCATCTGATTGAGTCTCTGAAGGAATACGAACGAAAGGGACTGATTTGCGTCGAGATTCTTTCATCTGCAGGCGGCAAGCATACCATTGCAGAAGTGCGTCAACAGAAGCTTCGGCATCTGAAGGCAGATGGCATCAAGTGGAAGACAAACATTGTTGACCAGAGCAGCCACAAGGCTGAATATGCCCGCCCCGATGCACTCCTGATTGACGACTACAAGACCAATACGGATGCTTTTGTTGAGGCTGGTGGTCAGGCAATCCTTTATTCTGGCTCGGTGGATGAAAAGTTCACCAAATCTCTGCTACAATTCATCCATACCACTCAGAAGGATATTTTCACCAATGCTTGAACCAATTAACGTAGCCACCATGTATATTGTTGCCAAGCGCAAACAATACAACATGGATGACAAAGCCAATGCTCTGCTGAATGTCATCATGGCCGATCATTCCTCATGCGGTCTGAGAAACCCATTGTCTGATGCCTTGGATACCTTGGTTCAGGATGCCTTGGGTATGGAAACATTTGACTGGATTGAATGGTGGATGTATGAGACAGACTTTGGTTGTAAGAACATGACATATACCGTTGCTGGCGTTGACTATGATCCGACCCAGCAGTCTTTCCAAGAGTTCTTCCAGACAATCACCACTTCCTGAAGAAAGAAAACTACATCATGTGGCTGTGTATGAACAATGGGATGGTTTCCATCGTAGAGGATAAACTGGATTCTCAGATGGTCTATGTCCGCGCCCGACAATCCAAGTTCCTGCATTCCTTTATGGGTGAGGCGCAGAAGGCAGATGTTGTCTTCACCAAGGACAGGGACTATCAGTATCGAATTCATGTAACCAAGGCATATGCTGGTTTCCGTGTGGCTGAGCATGTCATGAACATCAACTATACGAACTTCAAAAATTCGGTTCCAGATGACATGCCTGACCTGAAAGCAGCATACCATAAAATATGGGCAACTGGTATGAATGAACTGGATTCAAGGTCTGTCCATACAGTATGGGATGTGCTACAGAGTAAATAGCATGTCAGCAATACAAAAGGACTCTCTGGATGCGTTTCTCTTTTTCCGTTGAATTGATTTCGTCTGATTAGTTCCTTCAAGAAAGGGCAGCAAGGTTTATTCTTTGCTGCCCTTTCTGTTTTCTGGCTCCCTTTTACAAACACAAAACAGGAGATTCCGAATGGGTCGTAGCAGAAGCAATACCACTGGTCGCAACGGGGCACGTGGTTCCGGTCATCCAATCGCAGTCAAGAAAACAACCAGTCGCCCTCGCCGTGGTTCCTCAAGGTCAGTCATGCCAGAGGACGATGAAATTATTGTCCCAATTCAACCACAAGTCAGGAAGTCATTTCACCTGAAGGATCTGAAGAATCTGGCTCCATTGACTGACAATCAGGCCATTGCTTTTGAGGAATGGGATCGCGGGCAGAATCTGATTATGGATGGTTACGCCGGGACCGGTAAGACCTTTGCTGGAATGTTCTTGGCCCTCCAGACAATTCTTGACCCAGATACTCCCCAGAAACGAATCATCATCGCCAGAACACCGGTTCAATCTTTTGAGGTTGGTTTCCTGAAAGGAACCGAAGAAGAAAAAGTTGCGCCATTTGAGGCTCCATATCGAGCAATCTGTGCGGAACTTTTCCCATGGAAAAATTCCTATGACTCCCTGAAGGAATTGGGTATGATTTCCTTTGAGCCAATGATTGCCATTCGCGGAGTGACAATGGACGATGCTGTGGTTATTGGAGATGAAATCCAGAACATGGACTCTGGGCACTTGGAGACTCTGATTACCCGTGCTGGTCGGAACACTCGAATGATTTTCTGTGGTGATGATTGCCAGAATGACTTGGGCAAGACATCCGGCATCAAACAATTTCTCTCCATTGCTCGTCGTATGAGGTCAATGTCTATTGTTGAGTTTGAAATCAATGATATTGTACGATCGGGACTGGTTCGCGAATACCTCTTGGCAAAATACTCAGGAAGCTACTGATGGTCTGATTGGCATGGTTTAAATAATCCAATACAAAGGAAACAAAAACCATGCCAATACTAATTCTATCAATCATGCTTCGCCTCCCGGCATGGATTCTTTTCGGCGGCGACATCTCTGTTCAAAAGAAAGGCAGCAAGGAATGAAAGCAACCGAGAATGCAATCAGCCTGATTCGAGTCTTTGAAGGATTCCGGGAGAATGCATATCAGGATGTAATTGGAGTCTGGACTATTGGATATGGGACAACCCGATATTCTGATGGCAAGGCGGTTCAGAAGGGCGAAAGAATCAGTAATGAGGCTGCCGTTTCTGAACTGACATATCATGTTCAGGAAAAAATCATTAAACCAATGGAAAAGCTAATCAGGGTCACTCTGAACCAGAATCAGATTGATGCATTGGTTTCCTTGATCTATAACATTGGAATTGGTAATTTTTCAGAATCGTCAATGTTGAAGTTCATCAATTCTGGTGAATTTGAAAAAGCAGCAGGTGAATTTTCTAAGTGGAGAATGGCAAATGGTAAGGTGATCAATGGTCTGGAGCGCAGGCGGGGACAGGAGGCCGCGCTTTTCAGAAAAGAGTAATCAAATATCAACGAAAAGGAAGAACAGATGGCAACCACACAGCAACTCAGAGCCAGTATGCCAGCGGCATCCAGACCCGAAATGTTATCGGGTATCAACGCGCACTTCTTCCCCGGACACCCACGGGTTATCCAGACGTTCTTTCATCTGCATGGTGAAATCACTCTGGATTCCTGTTCAGATATTATTGAGGGTATCATTGAGTGCAATACCCCTCAGTTTGAGGTGGATGAAAATGAATTGGGTGAGGAAGTATTGGTTGAAACCCCAGCAGAAGACGTGATAAATCTGCTGATTACCAGCCCCGGAGGAGACATGGCAGCATGCTTTGCCTTGATTGAAGTCATCAAAGGCTCCAAGATTCCAGTCAGGACAATTGCTATTGGCGAAGCGTCCTCTGCTGGTCTGTGCATCCTGATGGCAGGACATCAGAGGGTAGCCACGCCATACACATCCTTGATGTCGCATGCCTTTGCAACTGGTGCTGAGGGGCCATACCATGAACTCAAGAATGCCGCCAGTCAGTTTGATGCATATTTTGCCAAGATGGTCAATCTCTACTTGGAGTTCACTGGGTTGGACGAATCTATCATTCGGAATGAACTCCTGTCTCACTTTGACAAGTGGATGACTGCACCACAGGCAAAAACATACAATTTTATTGACTTGGTATCAGATTTGGCTTGATCTTGGCATCTTTCTGTGGTAGAATTTAGACAGTTGCATAAAAGCAACAGTTTTACAACTACCACAGAAAGACCCAAGACAGATGAGCACAGCAATCCCAGAAACCACCACTATCCTGAAACTTGTCAACGGCGATGAAATCATTGGCAAGGTCATTGAGCATGAGACTCATTTTGAAGTCAAGAAGGCTCTGCAATTGTTCAAGATGCCAGATCGAGATACGGGCCAGATGAAAATTGGCATGGCAGACTACATTCCATATGCGCATACCGAAATTGGCATCATGCGAGGCGGTGTTGTTGCTGTGGCGATCCCTCAGACGGAACTGGCGAATCAGTATGTCGAAGCCACTGGCGAAATCATCCTTCCAAATACCCAGATTATCACGGGGTAAAATCACCATGAAGAAAACAGGCAAAGAGGCTAAGTTTCTGATGCGCCTGATTAAAGGTGCTGAACTCAGTCGGAAACAAGCCAAGGCTCAATACAAACTTGGTAATCCAAGCGCAACCGTGCATCGTCTGATCACTCAGAAAAATGCTGCCATCACCCGAGAATATGTCTCGCGAAGGATCAATGGGTCAATGCGCCGGATCGTGAAGTATTCCTTGGCATAAGGAATGCCTCTAAAACGCACCAGAACGCCCTACAAGGCGTTCTTTTTGTAAATCAATAGGGGAACCTATGTTTTGTGTTAGATGCGGCTCCAGCCGCACCAGAAGGCGTGGACAACCCAACGCCAAGACCAACCCCAATCGGTATCGTTATTCCTGCAATGACTGTGGTGATAATTTCTATACCATCCTTGGGGTTGTATCAGAAGAAACTGGCGATATTCAAGAGGATAACACCATCCACCATAATCATCATCAAGAAGATTCTGATGCTGAAGATGATTATGCCTATGATGGCGTCTCTCCAGAAAATGTGATTGATGAGGATGCATACGAGGCTATTGGGTCTTATATGCGAGATGATGGTTACATCCAGATGATCAAGTCTCATAAGAGAATCGTCATCACCACAGCACAGAACAATGCAGAAGTTGATCAGCAGTTCTTGGCAACCCTTCAGTCATACTGCAAGGACAAGTCAGCCAGTCTGGTTGTTATTCCGGTTCGATACAAAGCCCCCGGCTCAAATCAACCCGATATTGCCTATGACCCGCTGATTGAACCTTACTGTGTGGACAATAACATCCACTTTGAGAATAATCAATTGGTCATCATGGGCGGTCTGAAGCTACTGGCAACAGCAGTTAACCCATTGGCATCAATGGATGCCTTCTCAAAGGGAAACTCACTGATCTTGGGGCATTCTCAATATCAACTCAGGACTCTGGCTCGTGGTAAGGATAGGAAGTATCCTCCGATCATCACAACGACTGGTGCAGTTACCAAGCAGTTATATTCATCTACCAAGAGTGGTATCTCTGCCGACTTTAATCACTCGATGTCTGCCGTGGTGGTTGAACTGTTGGACTCTGGAGAGTGCTTTATTCGTCAGTTGAACTATGATGATGTCTCTGGTGGATTCTGTGACTTGGATACAGAATACATTGGACATGAAATTCGCCCAACCAGAGCCGATGTATGCGTCACCGGGGATAGCCATGTTATTTTCCATGATCGGGAAGTCTATCATGCAACCTATGGAGCCAATGGTCTGATTCATGCTGTCCAACCCAAGTATTGGGTCATTCATGATGTGCTGGATTTCAACAGCCGTTCCCATCATACATCCGGAGATCAGTTTGTCTCCTATATGAAGCACATCAAGGATTGGGGCAATGTCAGGGCCGAAATCGAACAGGCGATTGACTTTATTGTGGATAACAGACCCACTGATTGTCAGGCTATTGTCGTTGGTTCCAACCATGACATTCACTTGGACAAGTGGCTCAAAGAGACCGACATTCGCAAAGACCCAATGAATGCCAAATTGTTTCATGAGTTGTCATATCTGATGTATGACCATATGGACAAGAACAATGGAGAGATTCCTGCTGCGTTGGGGGTATATTTCAAGACCAAGCGAGGGTATGACTCCGGGGCGGTTCGATTCCTGAAACAGTTTGACACATTCAAGATTCACAACATTGAATTGGGGATGCATGGGGATGCGGGGAGGAATGGCTCTCGTGGGTCTCTGAGGCAGTTTACCGATATGCCTGACAAGACGGTTACGGCGCATTCGCACAGTCCCGCGTGCAACAAGGGGTCATATTGCGTAGGGACATCATCCATCTTCCATATGGGTTATGTCAAATCAGCATCCACATGGGATCATGCACATTGTCTGATTTTCCCCAATGGAAAGCGTCAGCTTGTGTTTCTCAGGGATGGTGAATTCCGAATGAACTAAAAGAAAAGGGGCTTAAATGCCCCTTTGTTCATTTTGGGTGAACTCTGGCATGCCATACCCGAATCAACTTACCGCCACTGGCCGTGTATTTTGGTTGGGGATGAATGGTGAACTTGTGTGAATGGTCAAACAGATATTCAAGCTCATCTTTGTTCCGGGAAATCGAATCCACATACATACCACCCTTGAAGCCCTCTGGAACATGGATATGCAGTAGGTCATGAACGCCGCCCTCATGATTTGCTTCCAGTTCTGTGGAATGCTTTTCCTTGGCAAACCCAGCAGCAATTGAAAACTTCAGACTTGAAGACAAGAATGTTGGTGCATGAAATATTGATTCCTTCTGCCCGTTATTGGTTGCGGCCATGATGTTGGTGCGCTTGGATACTCCTGTGAATACATCAAATGACTTGCTCAGGGGAGGTGCTTTGGAAATGTCATGACTGATTGCATTTGCATGCACCTCCAATTCTTCTGGAGTTTCCTTGAACATACTGCGATTGGTTTCTGTTTCATTGTATTTGTCCCCCAAGTGGGTATTGACTTCCTTACTGTCTTCGGTATAGTCTCTGACATGATGGGATGCATTTTCTGCCGCGTCCGAATGTTCATTGATCATCATATTCAGATGGTCTTCATTCACTTCCGGGAATGCTCTGGATTCCAGTCTGGATTTGGATGTCTTATGTAGCGTTCCATCATCATGCAGGTAAAGAGCGCCGCGAATGTTATAATTGTCGTCTGGGGACTCCAATACTCGACCGTTGCTCAGTTTCAGGTCATTCTTCTGCTTCAGATTGTTCAGATCATTCTTGGTCAACCATGGTGATGTCTCATTCTCATCTTCAAAATTGGACATATGCCTGAGCAATGGGGTAATGTGGGTATTGTATAAATGATGTCTGGCTGCCTTGGCTGGATGAGTGGAAATCATCGAATGAATCAGTGTCAGGTCATCCGGCTTGGGCAATCCACCAATCTTACTGATTACATCACGGATTGCTGAATCATGTTCCGCGCAGCTTTTTGGTACATGTGCTGTCTGATTCGTCTTCAGAATATCAGCTTTGAATTCCGCAACATCCCATGGATCATCGTATTGCTCATTCATCGGATCGTCTGACTCATCCCGACCATCAAACAAAGTTGGGAGCTTTGTCTTGGACAACGGATTCTTCATTTTATGGTAGGCGCTGATAATTGAGTCCATCTTGAGATGTTTCCTATTGGGATAAGTAAATTTGAGTTCCATTATTTAGCCCATCAGGAGCAATTTTAAAATGCTTTTCGAGAAAACATCCGAATATCTTTCGACAATCAGTGATGACCGTAGATTCATTGCCGAACACCTGAAGAATGCAATCAATCAATTGTCTGAGGGGGATTCTCGTCAATCAACCAAGGAACGAGCCATCAAGTATTCCGGGTTGATGGGGAATGAAGATTTTGCATATCTGCATGTTTTGTTGAACGAGGGTAAGATTCCGACAATGGATGTATTGGGTCTGGTGGAGATGTCAATTGAATCTGGTGTTCCTATGGAATATCTGACTCAGGCATATTCCAGAGCAGAAACCAATGGCATGGCTCGCGCCAAGACACTGATTGAGTCTGCCAAGAAAGCCCCAGCACCAAAAGTAGTTGCTGCAGATTCGGATGATGAGCCGGAAGTAGATGAGAATGACTGGGACAAGGTTCTGACTAAGTTGGATACTCCAGACGAACTCCGGAAGATTGCCAATAAAATTGATTCTTTTGATGACATCATTCACCACTACACAGATGATGAATTGGTTGTCAAGCTCGACGAACATCTGAGCAGGGAGGCTCGGATTCGCAAGAAGGTTGAGTTTGCCAAGGGCAGTGCTCGTCGGGATGCCGCCAAGAAGATTGCCCTGAAGCGTCTATCCTCTGCACCCAAGATCAAACAGAAGGCTCGCAGGCAGGCAATTGAGATGCTTAAAGAGCGCTTGGCTAAGAAACCCGTGTCTGAATTGTCTGTGGCCGATAAGGAGCGCTTGGAGGACATCCTACTGAAGCGCAAAGACCTGATTGCTCGCTTGGCTAACAAGATTGCTCCCAAGATTCGCAAGATTGAACAGGACCGACTGGATCGCTCTCGAATGAATGAGGATGCTGGTCCCAAGGGACAAAGTTCTGATTCCGAGGACAAGGAAGAATTTATTGAAATTGGACCTGATGGTAAAGAAGTTCTTAGGAAGCATTCCCCAGAAGCCATTTTTGACGACGGTGGCGTTCAAGACCCTGATTACCAGACGCAATAATCCATGCCATTAAATTCACTTTTTCCTCGCGGAACCAGATCGGAAATCAACTTGGTTGAGAATCTGATCATTGAGTCCATCCGACAGTTTGGAACAGAATGGTTCTACATCCCCAGAGTATTGGTTGCCAAGGATGATATTTTGGGTGAGGACAATCTGTCCAAGTTCAAGAATGCCTACATGATCGAATGCTATTTGGACAACATTGATTCCTTTGGTGGTCAGGGGGCATTTATGTCCAAGTTTGGTCTGATGATTGAAGAACAAGGTCAATTGACCGTAGCAAAACGCCGCTGGGAACAATTGGTTGGGCGGTATGGGGAGACTATCATTCCATCCAGACCATGTGAAGGTGACCTGATGTATTTCCCAATGTCAGAGGGGTTGTTTGAAATCAAGTTTGTTGAGCATCAGTCGCCATTCTATCAACTGGGGTCATTGCCTGTCTATAAACTCAAGGTTGAATTGTTCCAGTATTCATCCGAGAGAATTGAAACTGATATGGATGAGATTAATCAGATTGCACTGGATATGACATTTGAAGTTACGCCCAATCCGGGTGTTGCCGATCCGGTCAGGCGCAACGGTCGTCAGAATCAGGCATTTGATTCTGAAGCCAATGATATTCTGAACTTCAGTGAATCCAATCCGTTTGGTGACTAAGTAAATTGAATTCCAAAATAGGAAAATAAGACAATGCAAAAAGAACAACAGAAGCCATCATGGCTTTCAGATGCAGACAAAGAACGCTGCTATGCCACCAAGTCTGGTTGGGTAATCAGTCGCAAGGATGGACATGAAGAATTGATTATGTCAGTTCGTGGGCTTCCAGTAGAATACATCAAGACCGAACTTGTAGAAAACCCAGTTGCACCAGAGTGGATTCAACCAGAAGCATCGGTTCGGGTGAGCGATATTTCCTTTTCCGGTGGGGCTTATATTGCCAAGCTCACCAAGCAAGTGCGACTGCATCTTGACAAAAAAGTCACAGTCAGTGGTCACCCAACTATTCGGTTGGTTGGGTCGCAGGCAGGAGACATTCAGGCAACATACACATCGACTGGCGGTGGTGGCAATATTCTGGTGTTTACGTTTACCGTCCCTGCTGCCGGGAATGTTCTGTCTGTTCCTGAACAGCATGCTTCTGTTGGAGATTCTGATGGCATTCTTGAAGCTGATTCAGGTATGGCTGTGGACGTTCATATTTCCTCAGAGGTTTCCTCGATTTCTCCAACCAAAAAGACGGTTTAATGACCATGGCAAATAACTACAACGAATTGATCAAGTCATCCAAGTCAATCATGGATGCTTATAAACTGATGGTGGAGAATGCAATTCCGACAACCAAACCGGATGATGACGAGGGCATCTCTGCATGGATGAATGACGTGAAGAAAGCCCACCCCGGCAAGATGCTTTCTTTCCGGCATCGAATTGAAAAGGGCGTTCATACCACATCGGCAGAAGTCCCCGGCGAAGACCGTTCGTATGGCGTCTGGGATCATAAAGATGGTGAGGGTCGTGTATTGGGTGAAGCGGTTGAGAAACCAGAACTCCCGGCGGCTGATGACCAGATGATCCCATCCAGCGTCAAGCATGCAGGTAAAGTCTATCAGACAATGGGATTCAAGACTCCAGCAGGGGCCAACGCCTTCATGGGATCTGCTGTTGGGGTCAATTATGGATTCCTGATGGTTGATGACCAAGGCATTCATCACTGCGCCGAAATGTCTGATGTTGGTTCTGCAGAGTAATCTATATCAGCGGAAACCAAACAACAATCGGATGATAAACAGGGGCATTCTTGCCCCTTTTCTTTTAGCAGAATCCCATGATTAAAGACGATAACGAATTCTTGACCAAGGCAATGAAAGCCTACGATAATCGTTCGGCCATCACCATAGATGAATTCAATCAGGACTTGGGTAATGCTGTGTCTATCAGGAAATTCATCAAGAGGTATCTGACGGAACCGGATTCAGTCAATGTCCGAAAGATGGTGAATTATGTTGTCGTATTCTATAACTGTTTCGGGTCTGTTTCGGCTCAGTTGCTCCTGTATAAGATAAATGAACCTGAGCATCTGGGCGTATTGGTTCCGATTGTATCTATGATTGGATGGGATATATCCGAGTATCCAGAGTGTCCCATAAATAGCTCAATAGTCCACGACCTGATTCACCTATGAACCGACCACTTGACCCCCAGTATACTTCATTGATTCTGAACCTGATCACTCGTCCGTTTGATCATACCAAGGCATTTTCCTTGGGGTTGGTGAACGGCGATGGTGAATTGATCAAGAAGCCTTCCAATCAGAATGAAAAGGAAGCATATACCCCACTGCATCAATTGGCATTTGGTGTCAAGCGCATTCTTGATTCATTCCCCGGATCATCCAGTAAAGTAAAGCAACTGGCAGTTGCATTGAATTTCATTAAGAAGCGGTATGTCCCTGAGCAATTTAAGGAATCGGTTGACCTGAATCCATTTCTGAAGGAACTCCTGCTGGTTGTTGAGAATGACATCTGCCTCCCAGAGGAAGAAGTATTGGTTGAAAAATACCTGAAGGAAGATGGTGAAGTCGTAGGGGAGCCCCCAGCAAACAATACTCAGAATATCAGCGCACATACCCCGGTTATTGATCGGTTGTTCCGTCGCCCGAAAAAGAAAGAATCCACCGATGGCAACGATTCAGACTAAGAACACCAAGTTCGTTGATATTGATCTTAATTTCAGTCTGCATCCAATCTCTGGGGATATTGGTAAGCGGGTTGACGTGAATGCAATTATCAATGCCGTAAAAACTCTGGTCAGAACCAGACAATATGATCGTCTGTTCCACCCAGAAATGTATTGTCAGGTCAGTGACATGTTGTTTGAACAGATTACGCCGGGAACCAGCGTGATTATTGAGCGAATGATCAAGCATGTCATTGAAAACTATGAACCAAGGGTTGAGGTCATTTCGGTTGATGTGACTGCATACCCGGACGAAAATCACATCTACGTTGAACTGAAGTTTATTATTGTCGGAACCATAGAGACTATCACGACAAACTTCTTCTTGGAAAGAACCCTGTAAAATGACGCAAAATCTTCGCGTAGCCGAACTTGATTTCGATACAATCAAGACCAATCTGAAGGCATATCTCAGTTCAAAGCCGGGGTTTACGGATCATAACTTCGAGGGTTCTGGTCTGAGTCTGATGCTGGATGTCTTGGCGTATAACACCCATTATAATGCGGTGATTGCTAATATGCTTACTCAGGAGATGTTCATTGACTCTGCTGTCAAGAGGACAACTGTTGGGATGCATGCCAAGCGAATGGGGTATCTGCCAAGGTCTATGCGGGCAGCCAGATCATTCGTGGATGTTGAGGTGTTCCCAGATGTAACCCCAGATACACTGACTCTGGGTAAGAATGCCGTATTCACATCATCTGGACAATTACAATTCAACTTCATCACTCTGGATTCGATGACGATTCTTCCTGACAATCAGGGCCGATATCTGTTTAAGAATGTCCCAATTTATGAGGGGTCTTTGACTACGTTCAAGTATGTGGTTGACTCCCTGCATCAGAAATTTACGATCCCCAGTAGGAACGTGGATACCACCCTGCTGAAGGTGACCGTTCAGAAGTCGCTGACCAATACCGACCGCACATCATACACATACCATGAATCCGTTATTGATATTGATGGAGAAACGAATGCCTATTACCTGAAGACCAATGAAGAAGGTCTGTATGAAGTTTATTTTGGAGATGGCGTATTGGGTCGTCAGATTGAAGTCGGAAACATGGTCATCTTGGAATATGTTGTCTGCTCTGCTGATGTTCCCAATGGCGCAACCGGATTCCAACTGAATGATTCCATTCAGGGGTTTGTTACCCTGACGGTGACTACGCTCAACCGAGCATTCGGCGGGGCGGTCGAAGAATCTATCATGTCCATCAAGGACAATGCATACAAGCGCATGTTGGCTCAGAATCGGGCAGTGACCGCCAATGACTATACGTCAGTCATCAATTCGATAATTCCTGTTGGAGATGCATCCGTCTGGGGCGGTGAGGATAATGTTCCTCCTGTATATGGCAAGGTGTTCATTTCATTGATCCCAATTGACATCAACGCTCAGTTTGATCAGACTACCAAGAATTTCATCCTTGAACAACTGCGAAGCAAGATGACAGTGACGATTGTTCCAGAATTGGTTGATCCAGATTACACATATATCGGATTGGAGAGTTCGGTCTATTATGACCCATACAAGACAGGGAATACAGCAGAACAGATTAAAACTCTGGTTTCGCAGAGACTGGCTGTCTATACCAATGACCGCCTGAATAAGTTTAATTCTCAGTTCCGATACTCTAACTTGGTGGCATATATTGACGATACCGACAAGTCAATCATGTCCAACATCACCAAGGTTTCATTGTCCAAAGAATGGAAAGCAACATTGGGACTAACCACCACCTATGTGATAGACTACAAGAATCCAATCAAGAAAGGAAGTCTGAAATCCGGTGCTTTCCTGACCGGAGATTATGCTGGGTATGTGAATATTGATGACTTGGATGGTGCTGTCCGAATTTATTACTTGAACTCAGGAGTCAAGACTGTTGTTAAGACCATTGGGGCAATTGACTATACCACTGGGCGCATTACGATTGACCCCATCTATGTGATTGGCTATTCGGATAGCATGCTGATGATTCATGCAACTCCATTGTCAAATGATGTTCTGTCTGTTACCAATGATGTTCTGATACTGAGGGCGTCGGATATTGACCTGACCGTTTTGGATGGTGTAAATAAAGGTAACTACATATTCACGAATAGCGCCTGAAGATGCTAAATCTAAACTCGTTTCCAGTCAGTGACCTGATTCAGCAGCAGGTTCCATCATTCGTTCGGGAAAACCATGAAAAATTCGTGGAGTTCCTGTCGAATTACTACGAGTATCTGGATCAGAACGAGAATATCAATGATTATATCAGGAACATCATTTCATATCTGGACGTTGACCAGACCACAGAATACCTTCTGAATGATTTTTTTGAAGAACTCAGAACTCTTCCAAGGATTCTGGCGGTTGATAAGCGCCTCTTGGTCAAGCATATCCATGACCTGTATGATTCCAAGGGGTCTCCTAATTCTTTTGAATTGCTTTTCAGGATTTTGTTTGATGAATCAATTACGATTGACTATCCATCCGACAATATCCTTCGCGCATCCGATGGTGTCTGGAGGCAGGATGTATTTGTCACAATTGAGGCTATTGATGGGACATTGCCCATTGACGGAACCGTTTTCAGATTGACATTTGAAAACCAATATGGCAAGTTCAATCTGACTCCATCGCAGATTGTCCCGGATGAATTAAACCCAGATATGTCCATCAAGACGTATCGTGTTTATTTTGACAGTAAAGTTCGTCTGAAGGTTGATTCTTCCCAGATTTTTTATACATACAACATCCAATCGGTCCGGACTTTTGTTGGGCGTCTTCTTCAGTCGCCAGCGCGAATTGAAATTATTGATGGCGGAAAATACTGGCAGGTTGGTTCAATCTTTACAATTCCCGGAACTCGGTTAGATACCCTCTGTCGCGTCACTAAGATCACCACGGGCGGCAAGATTAAGCAGATTGAGGTTATCCAACATGGCATGGGACATACGGTAAATCAGACGCTGGTGATTTCCCCATTCCCAAATAAACCCAGTGGAACTGCTGTTTACTTTGACAAGACTCTGGTTTCTTATAACCCAACGGTATTTGATCATCAATTGACAATTACCGATGACACTAACGGTATTGAGGAATCCTTGGTTGGATTTGCCAGCGTCCATGATACCCAGTCGTATTTTGGGGAAGATTATGTTGACCCCACGTATACCGGCAGGATTGTGTTTGCCAAACAAGAGACTTTTGGCATTGTCAGTCAATCTCTCATTGAGGATGTATCTATTCAGGAATGGATTGACTCCAGAGCCATGTTTGTGGTTGTATTTGATTCAATCACCAAGACTCGCGGCGAATTCCTTTCAGAGCGCGGTAAAATTTCCAACCCTCTGATTCGACTTCAGGATAACAACTTCTATCAGCTTTATTCCTATGTGATTCGCACGGGACATGATATTGCAGAATATCGCAATGCCATGTCCATTGTGCATCCAGCCGGAACGAAATTCTTTGCTGAGTTGCAGAAGTCATTTGATTATGACCTGACTCCAGACATATCCGTGACCCGAACAATGTCCGTGGATAAGATGCTGCTGTTTGATACATTTGCAACAGAAGATACTCTGCTGACTAAGCATGTTCAGAAGGAGCTGAGCGAGTCTCAGACATCAATTGACTTTGTTTCTCGTGGTGTGTCTAAGTATCATAGCGACACCGTAGAGTCAACTATGTCGGATTCGACAACCGTTGATCGTGTCTTGTATAACGGAGAAGATTATTTTGATGCCGACTTTGTTCTGCGCGAAATCATCACAACAATTACTTAAAAATCTCTATCGGAGAACTGGAAATGATGAACGATTCTGTCAAGTCTGTTGGCGAACTTACGATTGTATTGCGGGACGCCTTCGGTGCTATCAAGCAGCAGGCAACCGTTCCAAACATGGTGGTCTATACCGGCAAGGTGTTCATCACTGAGTCAATGGCTAAGACGACCAACTCCCCAGCAGCCATGTCTCATATGGCGATGGGATCAAGCAATGTCCCCGTTGTCTCCGGACATACTGGATTGTTGGGTGAGTTTGTTGGCGGAACCAACACTCGCGCCTCTATGACCACCACGGTTACCGGAAACTCAATTGCTTATGCGGCAACATTTGCTGCTGGTAACTGCACAGGAGCAATTACCGAAGCTGGTATATTCAATGATGTTTCTGCGGGGACTATGCTGGCTCGCACTGTTTTTGGTGTGTTCAACAAAGATGCTTCCGACTCTCTGACGGTAACTTGGACAATCACCAACATCTGATTTCCAAAAGACATACGAGAGGGGGCTGAATGGCAACACAATCGCTTAGGGGCGAATTTCACACCGAGTTGGCTAATGCCTTCTTGGATGATATTCAGCTACTGAATTCCACGTATTATTACTTTTTGGGTAAGGTTGACGCATGGGGAGGTTTGGATGTTCCGGGGACATCCCCACAGCCGAATTCATCTCAGATTGATTTTGCCTTGAGATCAAACGCCCTTTACTTCAGGAAAATATCACACAACGATGTTTCCTTGGTGACGACTCGTTATAACTGGCAGACGGGAACCGTGTTTGACAAGTGGGATCATACTTCTGATATGAACGGAAAGCAATTCTATTGCATGACCGATGAATACAACGTCTATAAGTGCTTGGACAATAAAAGTGGCGCTCAGTCTACGGTTAAGCCAACCGGACAATCATTCAGCCATACCAAGACTGCCGATGGATACACATGGAAATTCATGTATAGTATCCCCCCGTTTAAAAGAACCAAGTTTCTTTCCCTGACTAACATGCCGGTGCAGACGGCACTGTCTGACTCGTTCTATGACAGGGGCGCGATTGAGCGCGTATTGGTGACCAATGGTGGCTCTGGATATTCCGATGTTCAGATGACATACATTGCGGTTGATAATACTGGTGCTTCTGGGTCCGGTGCAACATTTGGTTTGGTGGTTCATCCACTGACAGGTTCTATTCAATCAGTAACCGTAACCAATGGCGGTGTTGGATATTCTGCTGGATGTGATGTTAGAGTCACCAATACTGCATTCGGCGTTGGTGCTGAACTGACCCCCATTATTGTTGGTGGTGTTGTTCAATCAGTAACCGTAACCAATGGCGGTGTTGGATATACAACGTCGGATACCATATCGGCTGTTATCGGAGGGGCTGTATTGGTTCCTCAGATTTCCAGAACAACCGGGGAAATTTTGGATGTGACCATTGTTGATGCTGGTTCTGGTTATTCTTCGGCTCCGCTGCTGACTGTTGGTGTTGCTCCGGGGGCTACTCCGGGGACAGGTGCCTTTGGTAATCCTACTGCGCTGATGACTGCAGTGGTGGTTGATGGGAAGATTGTCCGGGTGGTTATTCAAGATCCCGGAAAAGACTACCCAACGGATTTTGCAACAACAATTACCGTGGCTGGCGATGGCGAAGGCGCTGTCCTGACTCCAGTGGTTTATAATGGTGAGTTGGTATCTGTTATTGTAGAAAATGCCGGAACTGGATATACATTCATCCAGACCGTCATTTATGGATCTGGAACCGGCGCAACATTGAAGCCAATCACGTCAACATCTGACTTCCAATCCAACCAATCCATTGTTGAGCAGACTGCAGTTCCCGGTGCGATTTACTCAATTCAATTGACCAATGGCGGGACAAATTACTCCATCGGAACCACGGTATCCGTTGTTGGTGATGGTGTTGGCTGCACGGCTCACTTGGAGATGGTCAATGGGGTAATCACCGAAGTCGTTGTTGATTCCGTTGGCTCTGAGTATTCTACAGCAACGGTTGTCTTCAATGACCCATTGCGACCCGTTGCTCCACTGGGTTCTGTTGATGCGTCCGCATATATCATTCTGCCTCCCCATCGTGGACATGGCAGAGATGCCGTTTCCGAATTGAACGGTCGGAAAGTTGCAATTGTCTCCACCATGAAAAAAGAGCATGGTATGGAAAAGTTCCAGACCGAACAAGAATATCGCCAGTATGGCATTCTGAAGAATCCAGCATATCTGAATTCTGGACGCAAGTTTAAACTTGAGGCCAACTTGGCAGTTTATGTGATTGGATTGGATGGTGTTGCTGGTTTAGTTGAGGATGAGATTCTGGTCAGCAATGGAATTCGATATAGAGTGGTGTCGATTGATCAGGCAGCAACCACCGTTACTATCCAGAGACTGACGGACAGGAATGCGGCAATTGATTCTCTGGCAGCGGAAATAGATACTGGACGCTCCTATCTGGTCAAGAACATCCTGAGTGTGCCCTTACTGGATAAATACTCCGGAAAGCTACTTTATATTTCCGACGAGGTTCCTTTCATCATAACCGATGAGCAGAACATCTTGGTCAAGACAACCATTACACTGTAAAGAATAATTCAGATGGCACAGCCGCTAAACACGACCCCATATTTCGATGACTTTGACCCTCTGAAGAATTATCATCAGATTCTTTTCAAGCCGGGGTTGCCTGTTCAGGCTCGTGAACTGACTCAGAGTCAGACGATTCTGCGTAACCAGATTGCTCAATTTGGTAATCATGTTTTTCGTCAGGGATCTTTGGTCATTCCCGGAAATTCTTTTTCTGAATTGATTGTTCCTTTTGTCAAAGTTACATCCACATACAACGGTTCCGTTGTTGACTTCAGCCTGTTTGAGGGTCGGATTGTTGTTGGTGATTCCTCTGGTGTCAAGGCGTTTGTCAAGAAATATGTGGCGGCTACCGACACCGACCCAGCAACTCTGTATCTGAGCTATACCTCTGGCGGCACAACCGGCGGTGTTCCCAATGGTAAATTGGCGTTTGATTCCAATGAGATCATTCGGATTGAATCAATCCCCACAATCGCCACATATTCTCAGACTTCCGGAGCAACCGGAACTGGGTCTATGGCGTTTGTCAATGCCGGGGTCTATTATGTCAACGGAACATTTGTTTCTACTCCCAAGCAATCTATTGTCATATCCAAATACAATAGCATTCCTCACTGTCATGTCCTGTTTAAGATCAATCAGGTTATTGTTGATAATTCTGAGGATGAGACTCTTCTTGATCCGGCGCAAGGTAGCTACAACTTTGCCGCTCCCGGTGCTGATCGTCTGAAATTGTCATTGGAATTGACCACACTTCCTCTGGGTAGCGCACTGACCGAAGACTATGTTGAGTTGATGCGGTATGACAACGGCGAGTTGCTGGAGCATTTCAACACACCAAAGTATTCTGAATTTGAGAAGTCTCTGGCTCAGAGGACTTATGATGAATCCGGCGACTATGTGGTCAATGGCCTGAAGGTTAGTGTCCGTGAACACAAAAAAGATGGCGTCAATGGTGGGTTGTTTGTTGATGGTGATTATGGTAAGTTTTCCTATGAACTGACTGCTGGTAAAGCATACGTTCGTGGATTGGCTGTGGAAAATCTGGCGGGCAAGCGCAGCATCCAAGACAAAGCTCGGACTCTGCCTCATGTGATGCAGGATAAAGTTACCATCAAGCCATCGTGGGGTCAGTTCTTGATGGTCTCTGATCCAAGGGGCGCATTGGATATCCAATCTCGCGAAACCATCCAACTCTGGGATACATCCGATGTTTCCGGTGGCAATCAATTGGGAACCGCCAAGGTATTGGGTCTGGATTACTTGGTTGGCGATGGCTCTCTGCATCCCATCTATAAACTTTATATCACAGACTTGGTGTTGACAACCGGTTCATATGATGATATTGGCTCAGTTCGCATGGCATCTGCTAACTTTGTGTCCAAGGTAGTTGGAGAATACTCTGCTCCCGTGACTGCGGGTGCTTTTGTTGCGGGTGATGTGATTACGTTCAACGGAACCGATCGGGTTGCTACCGTCAGTTTCTATGATACTGTATCGGGTATGCTGTATGCGCATAAACACAGCGCCACTACTGCCCCCAAGGCTGGTGATACAGTCGTTGGTCCCAATGCAACATCCACAATCCAATCCAAGACCATGATCGGAAAGACTGGTTCAGGGTCATTGGTTTTCTCTCTGCCAAATAGAGCAACCAAGGCATTGAAAGATGCCACCAACACATATGACATGGAATTCACCAACTGGGTGGTTTTGTCAATTCCGTCTGGCGGAACTACTGCTTCGGTATCCTCTGGGACATTGGTTCCTATCGAAACAGGAACCTTTATTGCATTGACCAATACCGGAGTTGATACCAATTCATTGTATTCGATGGGTTCTGGTGGCACGACGGTTAATAGAACAACTGCAGCCCCTGCCGGTGGTGTGACGATTTATTGTCAGGTTCAGAAGAATGATGCAATTCCACGCATCAAGACAATAACCACCCATAGCGGAGCCTATGCTGCCGGTAACTCGGTTATGCTTTCTCATGCTGATGTCTATCAGATTGATACCATTATCTTGGATGGTGTGGATGTAACCAGCAGATTCTCTCTGAATAATGGACAGACTGACTCGGAGTATGGTATTTCATCTCTGAGTCTGAAGAATGGCTTCACCACGCCAACCGGCTCTATGTTGGTCACCTACAAATACTTCAGTCATTCGGCTGGGGATTTCTTCAGCGTTGACTCATATCCATCTTCATTGGATAATGACCTGATCCCATCCTATCGATCGTCCTATACTGGGCGGACATATTCCCTGCGGGATTCGATTGACTTCCGCAAAACGGTTGGCATGTCCTCCAGTGCAGTGGTTCCAGATACCTTCATTACAACCAGTGTCCAGAAGTATGTCCCCCGGATTGATGTGGTCTGTATTGACAAGCAGGGGGCAATGGTTGTTGTAAACGGCACTCCATCCGATAATCCAAAGGCCCCTGTTGTCCCAACCACATTATATGCATTGGCACATGCTTTTGTTCCGGCATACACCTATCGACTGAACACCATTCGATTCAAGAGAGTGGCGATTACTCGGTATACGATGGAGAAAGTCGCATCCTTGGAAAGTCGCATTCTTAACGTCGAACAGTATTCGATGTTGAGTGCCGCCGAATCGGATGTTACAAACACCCCATTTATTGACGCAGCAACGGGCTTGGATCGCTTTAAAACGGGTTATTTGGTTGAGTCAATGGCTAACCCCTTCCAAGTTGCCAGCGCGTCTTCTGAGGGCTTTACAGCCTCTTTAAATGCCCGGTTTGGCATCACCGCCAAGATGGAAGAAGACATTGTTCCGGTTGCTCCGATTGATACTGGAATTGGTGTGGTCAACACCAACACGGTCGGATTGATTTCCCAGACGACCCCTCTGTTTACAGGGTCTGGTCTGTTCAATACAAATGGCGTGATCACTCTGCCTTACTATGACAAGGTGTTTGCATCGGTTGGTGTATCGTCAAAGATAACCAGCGTCAATCCTTTCAGCGTCATTGGATTCAATGGCGCAATGACTCTGGTTCCAAATGGTGATGTATGGGTTGATGTGTTGGATCGCCCTGAGATTGTCAACAATGTGACAAACACTGTAACGACGACAATTTGGGTTAGCGTCCCCAGAACGCCGCCGACCCCTGCTCCTGCGGTTCCAACAATTCCTACCAATTGGACTACTCCGGCATTCACGATTGGGCCTGTTCCAGCACCAGTTCCGGTCTTTGAGACAAACAACATTGCGCCTCTGTTTGTTGAGACTCCAGTTGTGGTTGGGCCTGCTCCTGCTCCTGCTCCGGTTGCAGAGCCTGTTGGTGGATTCGGCCCCGGCACCAGCGATACATCTTTCCCCGTTACGGAACCAGCAAACCAATGGTCATGGTATGACAATGGCATGACGGTCACTGATGGTGAAGGTGGGACGTTTACTGTTGGAGACAACGGTAATTGGGACTCCGGTAGTGGTATGGAGGGTTTCAACTCAACGGATGCATTTGCTGGCGGGGCCGATCCTGGTGGTGACGGTGGATATGATGGATTCTATGGTGGAGGTAGTGATGGTGGGGATTAATCCCATGTGTGGTAAATAACCAATCAACAATCCGAAATTTTTGAAATTATGGCAACCAGCACATCTTCCGTTCGCAGTCTTGTAGATTCTCAGGCAATCCTTTATATCCGGGAGAGTGTGGTTCGCTGCACCCTTTCGGATGTTCGTCCAAACACTCGCCTGTATGTGTTCTTTGACTCGGTGGATGTGACTGCATTCTGTGCCCCCGGACATACAGACACCACATACCCAAGTGGGCTTCCTGCTGCTGATAGGGAAATTGTTTCCGATGCTGCTGGCAGAGCAAACTTCTCGTTCTTCATTTCCGGAGGGACATATCGAACCGGAACCAAGACGATTACTGTGTCTGATGTTGCTGACTTGGAACTTCTGAAAATCGGTGGGAATGTGTATGGGTCGGCAACTGCTGTATATACAACCAAGGGAACCCAAGAAGTTTATCAGACGGTAACCACTCACACCACGACCATTGAGAATTTCGTAACTCAGACGTATTCCAGCGACCCTCTGGCTCAGTCGTTCTTTACATATGGTGCCAAGGGCGGCATCTTTGTGACCGCAATTGAACTTTTCTTTCAGGCTAAAGATACAACCATGCCTGTCTGGGTTGAATTGCGAGAAATGATCAATGGGTATCCAGCACCAATGAAGTCAAATTCTACGGACTTGGTTTCCACTCTGCTGCCGTTTCAGGTCAATACATCCAGTGATTCATCTGTGGGGACGGTGTTTCGATTCCCGGTTCCTGTATATCTGGCAGAAGACAAGGATTATTGTTTTGTTGTTGCCGCCAATACTGGGAAATACACGGTGTTCACTTCAGCAATGGGTGAGCGCTCTCTGGAAACCGATACAATTATCTTTGAACAGCCATATACCGGCTCTATGTTCAAGTCCCAGAACAACTCCACATGGACTGCTGAACAATTTGAGGATGTCAAGTTTAACATCTACAAGGCAGAGTTCAAAACTGCATCTGGCAATCTGACGTTGGTTGGGTCGGCTCCAACTCGCCTGTATAAAGGTGAGAGATTCTATACCACAAATGGTTCTTCCAAGGTTATCCTGAAAGGTCTTCAGCAACATGGTCTTTCGGTTGGTGATACGATTACTGTTGCCGCTGAAGAACTGGGGTCATATAACGGCATTCCCGGCACCTCATTCAATGGGCATCGCAATGTTACCAGAGTAATTGACGATTATGTGGTTGAGTTTGACGTCGGTGCCGACGCAACATCTACAGGAAATATCCTGACATCGGGTAAGGTGTTTAGCGTTGCCGTTCTGAATCCCGGTTCTGGATATACCACGGCTCCATTGGTAACGATTGCTGCTCCAGCGTCTGGGACACAGGCAACTGCAACTGCTGAAGTCTATGATGGAAAGATTACTCGGATCATCGTCACCAACAATGGCTCTGGATACACCACCCAACCGGCTGTCCTGATTGGTGGGGTTGGTGTTGGGGCATCTGCTGCCGCTCCGATTGATGTGACTGTATTGGTCACCACCAACAAACCCACGCATGTTATTTCCCCTCAGATTCGACATTCCGTTGTTCAGGATACTGGTATTGATGCCAAGCTCAGATTGACCAATCCATCTTATGGGTTCTCCCCAGAGCAGGATATTGTCTTGTCTGCTGTGACTGATATGAGTAGCGGAGACCAGAAGATTGCATCTCGTCAGAATGAATTTGCTCGAATGAGCAATGATCGATCTGTCCGATTGGATATGCTGCTCAGGACGACAAATCCTAACGTCAGTCCGGTGATTGATGCTCGCGCCGGTCTGAATCTATTGGCGTATACCAGCGCAATCAATGACTTATCTGCCGGTGAATCGGTTGATTCTGTTCAGTCTTCTTCTGGTGTTGTTGGATACACCGCATTGTATGGTGGTTCTGGTTATGCTGGGGTTCCTTTGGTTGAGATTATACCTGCCGAGAATGACCGGTCTACAAATATTGTTCCTGCAACGGCAACAGCCACCATTTCTTTGGGTGTGATAACCGACCTGACCATTACTCCCGGTAGTGGGTATACCAAGCCTCCATCAATCGTTATTGCCCCACCAACAGCAGGAACTCAGGCAACGGCACAGGCATTGATTGATGTGATTAACTCCGAAATCAATAATCGTGGAAATGCATACTCCAGGTATATCACCAAGAAAATCAGTCTGGCGTCTACATCGACTGCCGTTAAGCTGACATCATATCTGTATTCTCTGCCCACGACCAATGTTGATTGGTATATCAGGACATCTCTGTCTGGGGATGCAACTCAGCATGACGAAAACCCATGGCGCGTCCTGAAGTGTGATATCCCAAGGGATAAATCCACTCGCAAGAATCAGTATTTTGATTATGAATTCACTCTCTTGGATTTGCCTGAATTTGACACATATGATCTGAAGTGTGTATTGTCATCCACAAATCCAATTGACATTCCATTCATCAAAAATTATCGAGTGGTTGTTGCCGCATGAAGAAGATTATGGATCAATCCGGCACCCCGGTTCATGGGTTGCTCAGGGATGCCAATGGAGCTATTGTTGTCAACGATTCTGTTGCATTAAATAGATACAAAGCGGGTATCAAGTTAGAAACTCGCGTAGCAGAAACCGAGTGCAAAGTGGATGAAATGCATTCCATGTTGCAGTTGATCTTGAAGAAACTGGACCAATAAAATGTCAGCAAATCTAATTCTCCGAACCTTGTCCGGTGGAACAACCAATACCACCAAGAATGCTCCGCTGACCAATGCGGAAATGGATCAGAACTTTATCAACTTGGACAATGAGATTGATTCCAAGGCTGATAAAAATGACACTGCTCTGGTGGGCACACCAACTGCGCCCACGGCACCCAATGGGACTGCAACGACTCAGGTGGCAACCACGGAATTTGTGATGAATCAGATTACCGTTGCAGTTGCCGCAATCGATCCTATCCCGATGGCAATTGCTCTGGGTTAATTTTTGTAGAAAGAAAACAAGATGGCAAACACATTTAAAAGTTTTGGTAGTTCCGGTATCGGGACTTCTTTGGTGGATACATACACTGCCGATGCTGGTGTAACAGCAACCGCAATTGGTCTGTCTGTGGCGAATACCCACGCGTCCAGTTTGGTTAATGTTGATGTGACACTGACCAAGGGCGCGACTGATTTTTACCTGATCAAGAATGCACCAATTGCTCCGGGCGGCACGTTGGTGGTGATTGGTGGCGACCAGAAAGTCGTTGTTGAGACCGGCAATAAGATTCGAGTCAAGAGTTCGGTTGCAGCCTCGGTTGATGCAATCGTCTCTGTCTTGGAAATCACTGCCTGATCAAGGAGTCTTTAAAGATGGCATATCAAGGCAATCCGGTAGTAAATACGCTGCCGATAACATCAGAATCAATTCAGGATGGTTCGATTGTTGAAGCCGACTTGGCTGCAGCCGTCATTACCAAGTTGAATTCTTCTACCAGCAAACAGGATGTTCTGGTTTCTGGCACCAATATCAAGACCATCAATTCGGCGTCCGTATTGGGCAGTGGCGACATTGATACGGTTACTCTTGGGACAGCAGTTACCAGTGGGTGCGGTCAGTGGAATGACATACATCATGACTGCTGCATATACGCTGACTCTACCGGGTAGTCCGGTTGCTGGTCAATGGGTTGGTCTGGTGGACCGTTCTGGCGCAACTGGGTCTACAGTTGCTCGTAATGACAGCAACATCATGGGATTGGCTGAAAACTTTACGGTTGACATCGCCAATTTCGCAGTCACTTTCGTGTATGCTGATGCTACACGTGGTTGGGTAATGCATTAATAAGGGATTTTATGAGCACAGCAAGTCAATTTTTCGGTTCTGGTGGAAGCGGCGGTAGTTTATATAGACAAGTATTGATCACGACATCCGGTAATTTTGTTGCCCCAATTTCAACAAAATACATCATCACTTGCATTGGTGGTGGCGGCGGCGGTGGTGGTACTGGCGATGGCGAAGGCGCTGGGGGTTTTTCGCAAACATTTTCCACACTTTCAGCATCAACATCATTGACTTTGGTGATTGGTGCCGGTGCTGCTGGTAATAGCGGGCTTCCAGGAGGAACAACTACCGTTTCTGGTACTGGAATTTCTTTATCTGCTTCTGGTGGGGCATCTGCATCCGGCGCAACGCCTGGTACCGGCGGGTCTGCTTCTGGTGGATTATATAATTATGTTGGTAAATCCGGAACCGCTTCTACAACCGGGGGCTACTCCGGTGGTTTCGGCGGGAATGTTTCTATCTATGGACAATCTACAACACAATATGGAACATTGACAAGTTCCTTAGGGATCATCAGCGGCGGTTCTTATTTTTTTCAAAATGGCAGAATGTTGACTCCGGTCGGTTATATTGCCGGTGCTCCTGGGTGTATAGGTAACGGTGGAGCATATACAGGGTCGGCTGCAGGCGGGTATTTTGTTGGTGGTGGCGGGGGTGTGGATGGGAAT